AGATTGTCGGGTAACTTCGTTATCTGTGTGCCTCTAAGGTAGAGCCAGCCGCCGTTACGCTTCATCATTTCTTCAAGTTTTTGCTTTGTATAAGTCATCTTTCATTTCCCCTTAACGCTATGGTCTTGATTTCGTATAGTTTGTCGAGCTTCGCGTTTATCCGCGCTTGCTCTGCTTTGTCACCGTGTGCTTCCGATCGCGCAGTTATAAGCCGCGCAATCGCTTGTCTTAGAGCTTCAATCGTCATTGTCCTTTCTCCTTTTGTATTCCTTGTACATTTCGATCGCAAAGCCCGCGGTTACGCCCGCAAGGACAACGCAAAGAAAAATTATGTTGAAAATTATCGTTTCCATTTCTACTCCTAAAAATCGATATCGTCGACGTTCTTCAAAAGCGAATTGAGTTCCCCGGGCGCGTATTCTCGTTCGCCCGCAAAATGTCCCGTCTTGTCCGCCTTGAACGTCTTGTAAGCCCCGCCAAGCACCTTGTCGTAATTGTCTATAAGCCACTTAAGCGACGTGCAGTTCTTGAGCCATTCGCTTTCCCTGATAGCCTTGCCGAGCGCCGCCCAATCAATCTCAATTTCAATCTTTCCGTTAAGGTCGTTTTTGATCGTCGGGTGAGCCGATAAGAAATCGGTAAAAGCAACTTTTTCCTCGTTCTTCTCATGCGTGCATGCGCACGCTTCATGAGAGATATCATACTTTACTTTACTTTGCGAATAATTCGGGCGATTTACTCCGTTAATCGGACGATTTACTCCGTTATTCGGGCGATTTATAAATTCTTGTAGAATAAAGGATTTGGAACTTAGTGCTCTCATTTCCTCTTCCGAAAGCATCCAAATTTCAAAATCTATCTCGACGGCTTTACGATCTACTGTTGCAGAATAATATGTCTGCTGTACCCGTTTGCTGGTTATAATTTTCGGGTAGCGGTCCGCGCTAAATAGCTGTACGTCCACCAGTCCGTCAATAACATCACTCACCGTTTCTGCAGTGGGTTGGAATCGCCCCTGCATTATTCCTAAAATTTGCCAGATAACGTCGTCTTTATTTTCGGCGTATTCGAGGTAATATCCTTTGTCGCCGTAAATAAGCTCGAGTAAAGCAAGATAGGTCGTCGTCGCTACAGTGCCGTATTGCATTTTAAGCTTGCGAAGCTTCCTATCTTGCAAAAGTCCGATTTCAAAAGGAAAGTAATCAAGCCCCTGTTTCTTCGGAGCCGCCATTTACTCACCCCTCGCCTTGTTCGGATAACCGTTGTTCCTTACACTCTTTACAGCAACAAGCAAAGCCGTAAGCTTCTTTCGTTTTCTTGTAAAGCGTGCCGTCCATTTCCTTGCCGCAAACGTCGCACTTGTACGTTTTCGACGTTTTTGCGTCTACCTTTCTGCCGTAACTTCTTTCGGCTTTGTCGCTCGCTTCTTGATCGGGATCGTCACCCGTTTCGATCTTGTAAGCTTTGAGAAGCGCGTATTTGTCGCCGTATGTCATCGCCTTGCCGGGCGCCTTGTCGTTGCTGTCTATCCCGTCGCCGTAGGTCGTTATGTCGACGTACTCGTCGGGCTTGTCCATGTTCACGAACCGATACACGGTTTTGACGCGCATAACGTATTCGCGCTTTTCCGTCGTCTGCTCTTTATAGGTCGTCGTTTTCACGACCGTTTCTTCCTTGATTACCTCGCGGCTGAACGGGAACGAATAAACCCCGAACTCGGCTTCTAACGGCTTAACCGCCGCAAGCACGTCCGCTTCGCCGACCGCCTTGTATGAGTTCGCCCCGACGCCTACCGAAAGGTTTTTCGCTACCTTTGTAAGGCTCGTCGTTATCGCGCTCAATCGCTGATAAATGTTCAACTTCGTCAAAATATTTCTTTCATTTTCCGACATTCTTTCTCACCTACTTAATTTGAATATTGTTCACCGTTTCGACGTGCGCCCCGGGAACGTCTTGCCCCGCCTTGATAGCGTTCTTAATCGCCGTCAGGTCGGGCGCGTAAGTAACCTTTTCTTTCACGAACTCCGACGGAAGCAGTTCCGCGTTGTCGATTATCGTTTGTTCGCTCTTTCTGAACGAGATTGCCGCCGTCAGACCGTTTATTTTTTCAAAACCGAGGCTCTGACAAGCCGCAGAAAGCGTGTTTGTCATTCTGTCGACCGCTCGACCGAGTTTATCGCTAATTTCCTTTAAACGCTTAATCTCGGCTTCTGCTTCGCTTTTCCGACTGTTCAACATTCTCACGACAGTGGCGTAATTGATCGCCGCCGCCGCAAACTCTTCTTTCTTGACCTCGAGCGCGTTCACCGCTTCGAGATCTACCTCACCCGTTTCTTCGTCAAGACTGCCGATCACTTGTTCGTAAAGCCGTTGCGTTTCCGCTCCTATACGATAAAGGTTCAAGTCATTCATCTTCTTCGTCCTCTTCTTCGTCGTACTCGTCATAGTACGGGTTTCCCCACGCTCTGAACTCTTCGGGCGTCATTCCCACCCACGGGGCTTGTATGTCGTTCATTCCGTCACCTCGTCCGCTTTCTCGTCCGCTTCCTCGTCCGCTTCCTCGTCCGCTTTCGCTTCCGCGATTGCTTGATCTAATTCTTTGCGACAAAACGCCGAATCTCTGTCGACGGATTTCAGTGTTTCAAGCAGTTTTTCAAGCGTTTCGATACAAAGTTTTGTCGGCGTTGCTTCGTTGCCGTTGCAGTCGTAATCGTTCAGATCGTCAATCACGCCGTCAAGTGCTTTCGCGACACCTCTGCGAGTAAACATTTCGATTTGCTGTGCCGTTTCAAAGGCTTTTTCTGCCCTTTCAATCCAATAGTTTTCCATTTTCTTTCTCCTTAAATTTTTATTTTTCCAACAAGTCCGACGCTTTCACGTCAAGAATGTCGGCGATTTTTAAAAGTGTATCAATGTTCGGTCGTCTAACCCCGCACTCGTATCGCGTATATGAGTGTGTCGCGATACCGAGTTTCTCGGCGACGTCTTTCTGTCGAAGCCCTCGCTCTTTGCGTATACGCTTCATTGCTGTTAGTTTCTGCGTCACTGTTTCGTTCTCCTTTTATTGCCGATTCGGTTGACAGCGATTATCGTTTAAGATATAATCTTATCTCTAAATGCTTGTGTTTATATGTCCGTTTCGGTCTACTTATGCATTGATTATATGTCCGATTTGGTCATATGTCAAGCATTTTTGACCGATTTGGTCTAAAATGTTTAAAAAACTTTTGAGGTGCTTAAAATGGGCGAAAGATTGAAAGAACTGCGTGTTAAGCGTGGGTTAAAACTGAAAGACGTTGCAACGGCTTTAAACGTTACTATTCGGAGTGTAAGCCGTTACGAGGACGGCTCTCGCGAACCGTCGTGCGAGATGATCGTCAAGTTCTGCAAACTCTATGAAGTTTCAGCCGACTATCTTCTCGGGCTTACCGACTGCTATTGAGTTGCGCGGTTATAATCTCGCGCTCCGAACAATCATATAATTCGGCGAGTTGTAAGACTTGCGCAAGGTCGATTTCCCTTGCCCCTTGCTCATATCTCAACACCGCCCGAACCGTCACCCCCAAAACGTTTGCCACCTCGGCGAGCGTTTTTTTTGATTGTTGGCGTAAGTCTTTGAGCGTTTCACTCTTCCTCATCTTTGTCCTCTTCGTCCAATAGTTCCGACGCTTTCACGTCGAGTATATCGGCGATCTTTAAAAGCATATATATGTTAGGACGGCGTGTACCGCACTCGTAACGCTGATAAGACTTAATGTGCATACCGAGTTCGTCCGCGAGCTGCTGTTGCGTGAACCCGCGCTCTTTGCGGATTCGTTTCAGTGCCGCCATTTTCTTTTTTTCCACTGTGTCACCCCCCTTAAGCTTCGTATTGAATGCTCAAAAGCGTTTCCGTGGGAAACGACGCACGTTCATTATCGTCGTTATACCAAGCAACGACACAAGTCTGTCCCTCGATGTCCTCAATGGTGTAATGAGTTACGCCGTAAAACCTTACAAAACGAACAGTGCCTTGTCTTGTTTTGTAAAAAATCGTCACGGGCTTCGGTTCGGGCTTTGCTTCAACGTCATCGAACCACACGTTCACTGTTTCCGTCAGCGTCGTGATTTCCAATCGACTGCCAAGGTCGCTCACCCACTCGCCTTTGTCGTTTTTATAAATCGAATACCCCGCTCTCTTCGACGCTTCTGAATCGAATGCCGTTTCGCCGAGATATCCTTTCGCTACTTTCCACGCTTCGCTCTTGCTTGTTACTTTTATCATCGTTTCGCTCCTTTGGGCTGTATGTTCAGCACCTTGCTCACACTTTGTAGCCTTACTTTACAACATTTTGTGAGCAAAGTCAACCATTTTGGCTACATTTTGTTGAATTTGTTCCAAAAAAATTTTTGTCCGTTTGACTACACGCATTTTTGCGTGTTAAAATCAACATACTGTTTGCAAAAAAGAAGAAAAGGAAAAAAAAAAGAAATGATTAAACTGAAAACATTGCGTGAGCAAAACAATTTGACACAAAGAGCGTTCGCGGAAAAACTTGACGTTACTCACGGCGCAATCGGAATGTGGGAAACGGGAAAACGTGACCCCGACATTGAAACACTTATAAAAATGTCCGACTTCTTCGGCGTTTCAATCGACTACCTTGTCGGGCATTCAAACGAGCCTTACGCCGCCGCAAAGCCCGCCCCCGCTGACGAGTACAGTGACGAAGAAAAGCGGCTTGTCGGGGCTTACAGAGTGCTTCCCGAGGGCAAACGGTTGTTCTTGCTCGAAATGATTGAGAAGTTCGCCGCCGAGGAACGTGGAAGCGGTCACCGTAATAAATGGAATCGTGGGTAATTTGAAAACTTGACAAAATAAAAAAGCACTACCCTTGCGGACGGTGCTTTTCGTTTGCGGGAAAATATGTGTGTTGCACATAAAAAACGAGGTCTTTTTTGTTTGGTTGAAAAAAGCGGAAATAAAAAAAGTCATAAAACCTTGACAAACGGGTTTGCCTTGTGGTATAATCGCCATGAACGCACATAAATTTACGGAGATATCGGCGTAAGCCGTTATTTTAATAAAAAGTAAGGCGGGCAAATGAAAAACTAATGGAAGGAGATGGAGATTGTCTACAACGACTTGAAGAAATAACGTTCGAACTCATTGACGTTGTCGCGAAAATAAAGCACAACAAACTCAAGGAAGATCAATTTTTTAGCAACGTACGGAGCGAGGGAAAAATAATCTACTTTCCGAATTACTTTGCTAAAAACGGAAACATTTTACAGCCCGAGGAATCGGACGAACCGGAAGAGCAACAAGAGGAAACGAAAAACGAAGATAACGAGGCGTTTTTAGAATTTACCGAAAAGGAAATGAAGAAAATGCCAAAGACTTTCAGAAACGAATTTAAAGCGGGCAAAATCAAAGCCCGCGTAAGGAAATGCAAAAACAAATATTACGAGATCCGAGTACAACTCGATAAGGTACGCATAACGGCTTCGAGCGTCAACCTCGAAACTGCAAAGGAACGCTTCATCGAAAAACTAAACGAGTACGAGAACGCAAAGCATGCGCTAAAAACGCGCAACGTTCTTTTCGGCGATTACCTCGTCAAGTGGCTTGATACGGTCAAAAAGCCGTATGTAAAGCAAGACACGTACAAATTTTACAACCAAACGATAAAAGCCGACATTTTGCCGCAGTTCGGGAAACGAATCATTACCGATATCACACAAACCGATTTGCAAAAGTTTTTCAACACCTACACCGAGCAAGGGAAGAATCGAACGGCGAAAAAAATCATGCAAATTCTTAAACCGCTTTTTGCTTACGCTATCAGCGACGGTTTGATTCAACGCTCGCCGATCGATAAAGTAATCATCGGTACATACGAACAAGAACACGGCTCCGCCCTTACCCGAGACGAAGAACGCGACTTTATCCGTTCGTTTACGTCCGATCCGCAAAACGCATATAAGCAAGCGTTTGCGTTTATTCTTTACACGGGCTTGCGCCGTTCCGAACTTGCTTCGGTTGTAATCGACGAATCATGGGTGACTGTCGTTTCGGCAAAACAACGAAAAGGCAGAAAAGAAAAGTCGCGCCGCATACCGATCTCGCCAATGCTTCGAAAGGTTCTACCTCTGATCAACGTTGAAAAAATCAAAAAGTTGAACATAGACGGAATGACGCGCGAGTTTAAAAAAGCGGTAGACAATCATCATCTTCACGATCTTCGGCACACGTTTATAACGCGCTGTCAGGAGTGCGGGATCGCGCGGGAACTCGTTTCCGTGTGGGCGGGACACTCGACCGATAAATCGATAACGGCGACGGTCTACACCCATTTGGAGCAATTCGAAGCCCGTCAAATCGCCGAAATCTCAAAGTTTACCTACGATTTTTCGTAAGTATTTTCCCCCACTTTTCCCCCACTTTACTAAAATAGAAGCGTTTTTGCGGGGAAAAATAGAAAAATACACCCTTTCGCTATTTTAAAAAACGCACTTTTAAGATAGAAAAGGGTGTATTTAACCAAAATGCCAAATGCAAAGTGTATTTGGTGCCGCTGACCGGGGTCGAACCGGTACGATCGGTGAAGATCGAGGGATTTTAAGTCCTTTCAGCCTTACCATAATAAAACCTCAAAATCGCCCTTGTTATCTTCGTTTTTTCGTTTTTTATTCTATATTTTGGAACACTTTCCCCCACGGTTCCCCCATAACTTGAGATTAAAGGGTTCCAACTAAGCAAAAAAGACCTCACATTGTACGTGCAAGGTCTTTGCTTTTATTCAAAAATCAATCTTTATCTTCGTCGTCTTTTTTGGTATCAAGCGCGGGTTTGTCGCTTGCATTGAGCCGCGAAATTACCGATTGTCCCAACCGTTTTTCAATATCCGTTCTTGTGTTTTTTGCCACTCTTCCGCCACTTTGGGCAATCTTTTTGCTTTCGGCAAAAGTTTGCGGTTGTTCTTTCTGTGAAATCGTTGTTGTCGTGACTTCGGCAAGCATATTCAGAACGAGTTCGATATCCGTCATATTGTCGCGCAAATTTTCTTTTTTCAAACCTTTGTGCGCCTTATACTCTTTTACCGTCATACCGCTCCATGCTTTCGTCATTTCATCGGTCAAAATAGCGTATTCCACACCCTCTTTAACTCCGCGCTCTTTCCATTCGTCGGTAAGTTTTTTGCGCATTTCTATGGTCTGAAGTCTTTGATTGATCCAGCCCTCGGTATAACCTTTCGCACGATAGTAATCCGCGCCGCGAAGTATCGCTTTTTCGGGGTCGGCTATTTCGTCAAGTCGCTCGCTTCCGACTTTGGCAAGCCACATTTTGAACGGCTCTGCTTTCGGTGACGGAATCGACTGAACAAGCCGTAAAACGCCTTTCGTGTCAAGGCAATCGGTCTTGTAGTATTTGCCGTCGGCTGCTTGCATTTTCAGTCCGTGACAATTTGTCACGACCTCACTTCCCTCTTTTTTTAAGCGCTGTTTCAGCTTACGCCAATACGCGCCCGGATCTTTGCTTGCCGAATCAGCCAGCACGCTACATACGTCGACAACCGAAAAATACCATTCTTCTTCGTCTGCGTTCCAAAGCGTGCGGACTTGCTTTTTTTCAAAAATTTTGACTTTGTTTTCCATGTTCTTCCCCTTTGTAATTGTAATTTATTCAAAAATCAATCTTTGATTCCCAAAGCCGCTTTAAGTTCTTCGATCGTCTTATAGCCGGGCACGGATTTATCCTTTGCGAGCCTGCGTCCCTCTTCAAGTGCTTCGAGCGTTTCTTTGTTCGGCTTTTCATCTTCGATAGACAAAATGTACTCGGTCGCGCCCTTTTTGGTCTTTTCGTACTCAATCGTTTGTTCCAAGCCGAGCTTAATATCATCGCCAATAGACATATTTCTACCCCTTTATTGTTTTTTATATTTATAACTTATTAAACGGGTTTTGTCAACTATTCTTCAGATGTCAAGTAAGTTAATTTTTTATGTATAACACACATATTCTAATTGCGCACATTAAAACTTTTTAATAAATGTAGCCAAAATGGTTGACAATATGGGATATATCACATATAATGTTAACGAACAGACAAAAGGAACATAATATGTTTGAAGTAGTGTTTTACCAAAAGGAAGATGGAACAAAGCCCGCGAAAGAGTTTATTTCTTCTCTTTCCAATCCGTTAAAAGCAAAGATCGCAACAAGAATCGAGATACTGAAAGAATTTGGCAACAACTTACGGGAACCGCACTCTAAACCTTTAAACGACGGAATTTTTGAATTGCGTACACAATTAGGAAACGACAAAGTTCGCATCCTTTATTTCTTTTTTATAGGAAACCTAATCGTTTTGACTAATGGTTTTATAAAAAAGACACAAAAAACACCAGTTTCGCAGATAGATTTGGCGAAAAAATATCGTAAAGATTTCATGGAAAAAAGAGGTTGATGAAAATGAAAAAAATTGATAAACTTGAAACTTTTGATGAATATTTGAAAGAAGAATTGAAAGATCCCGAGTTCAAGAAAGAATATGAAGCACTCCAACCCGAGTATGAACTCATTCGTTCAATCTTGAACGCAAGAACCGAACAAAGACTTACACAAAAAGATCTTGCCGCACTCACGGGCATATCTCAAGCCGATATCAGTCGGATCGAAAACGGCGAGTGCAACCCTACTCTTGCAACTATGCAACGAATCGCCATGGCTTTAGGTTGCACCATTTCTATATCGCTTAGACCGATTCAAACTAAATTACAGTAAAAGAAAAGAGCGGAGTTTTCACTCCGCTTTTTCCTTGCTCTTTTGTTCGACCGCCCAATCGTACGCTTCGCTCAAAAGCGTCGTGCGTGCGGTGTATGCGTTCGTTTCGGTGACGGCGTATGCCGAGAACCCGTCGAGATAGCCGAGTATCGCGGTCAGCAGACACGTGAACGCGTCGATCAGAATATCTAAATCGAAGTGCGTTACGGTGTCGTACGAGATCGCGACGCTTACGGTCGCAAACAAGACGACGCGTGCGGCTTTTCTGATTCGCTTCGCAACGAGTTTGCTTTTTCCCGATTTCGTGAGCCAAGTGACTTGCTCGTTAAACGACGTTTTTTCCCAAAGCATTGACGCGGTCAGTTTCGGCGTTTTAAACGCGTTGGCTTCGAGGACGCAATCTTTCGTTTGTTTGTCGAGATCAGACTGCATAACCACGCTCCGCGGCTTGTTTTGCCATTTATCGACGTACTCGCTCCAACTCATCGAACTGTCGAGCATGATCGCTTGTTGCATTTCTTTTATGACGGCGTCGCGCTTCCATCGGCAAAAATCTTGCAAGTACTGCACGAGCCCGGCGTTGTACATTTTTTCGTGAATGGTATCGTAATCCGAGCATGCGTCAAGGTAAACGGGCGTACGTCTGCCTTTTTCGCGTCCTTGCCCCGTCATAAAGAAGAATACGAGATAATAAAAGATCGCGTAAAGTATTACTTGAAACGTGACCTCTTTGAAATCGATCGTGCCCGATTCGATCTTCATAGACCATATTTCGCCCGTCACCATCATTATGAACGCAATACACGCAAAGATCGCATATTTTTGTTCGGAGAGGAAATTTAAAAACTTTCCTCTCTGTTTCGGTGCGCGCGGTTTCTCTTTGTACTCGGTTTCAGGAACATTAAAGTTTATGTCTTTCATTCTTTATTCTCCTTATCGTTTTTAACGGTGAATACGAATCCGTACGCTTCCATGACGGCTTGCCGCGTCGAAATTGCTTCGTTTGTGTTCAATGACCTTTCGCCGTTCGGCTGAACGATATACGCGTGATTCATAAACGAATCGGATATCACCGACACGAACGACGAGAGAAGCGACGCGACGACCGCGATTCCACTGATGAGCGCGAGCTGATCGGCGAGTTCTGCCGTTATAACTGACACGATAAACACGGCGAGCGACACCGTCAGAAGCGGCTGTTTCTTGAAAAACGCGATAACGTAATCCTTGAACGCGAGCACGACGAACGCGATGACGACGATTCCCCAAAAGCCGACCGCGCCGCCGTCCTTGTCGTATTCCCTATAATTGAGCGCAAACAGCGCCGCCATAGGCACGAGATAAATGAGAAAGGCATAAATCTTAAAGAGAAAGGCTTTGCCTTTGTTCGTCATATTATCACCCGCCTTTATGCATCGACTTTGCCGTCGCAGATATCGACGATCAGCTTATCCGCTTCTTCGCCCGCTTGCGTGCGTATGTACGCTTTAAGCTTCGCATTTTCGGCTTCCTTTTCGACGAGAAGCGATTTTTCGGGGACTTCGGTAAGTGCGGCGGTCGCGGCGGAACTCTTCGCCCACGCGTTCGTTGCGCCCTTTATAAGGCAATCGAGTTTCGCGTTCACCGTTCCGATTTCCATCGCAAGTTCGTTTACGCGCTTGTTGTCGATCGGGATCTGTTTAATCATTTCGTTCACGATCTCGGTCGCGCGCTCGCCGAACAGCCCGTCAACGGCTTTCTTAATCGCTTCGGGATCGGTTGATTTCAGTAATGTATCAAGATCTTCATTCGCCTTTTGCAAGGTTGCGGCATAGGCTTCGAGCTGCTTGCACCGGTTCTTATTCTTGATATACGGCAAAAGTGCCAAAAGCCCGGCAACGAGCGCACTGCCCGTGCCCGTCAAAAGCGGCAAGATGTTTTGTTTGAAATAGTCAGACGCGGTTTGCGCGTTTAGTTTGGCGAGTATCTCTTCGAGCTTGACGTCGGTCTCGGCATCCGACGGCGTTTCTGACGGCGTGGTGTCGCCCGCATCGCCCGAATCGGTTCCGCCCGACGGCTCGCCCGGGGTTACGTCGTCCTCGGCGTGTACCTCGTAATAAGGCGGGTGTTTCGCCCAACCGACAACGACGCAGAACATGGCGACGATCGAAGCGACGATGAGTAAGATTGTGAGGGTTTTAAGAGTAAAAAGTTTTTTCATAATATTGCTCCTTTAAACAATAATTTCGCTATTTTCTTCAAGGCGCGTTATCCGCTCCTCGAGTTCTTGAATTTTACCGACGAGCGCGTCGTAAGTCTGAATCGTATTGTCGCGCTCTACCACCGTAAGCGGCGATATGTCCCACTTCTTGATCACCGTCTGCCCGCAAGTGATTTGCACGTAGCCCGTGATTCTGCCCGCAGTCAAAAGCATATGCGGAATCGTGAACGTTTTCGTCAGTCTGATCCGCGCCTTGCATTGCCCGTTCTGCAAGCACACTTCGCCGTGCGTTACGTCGTATTGCGTTATGATATCGACGTCCACGCCGGCGATATCGTCAAAAACGGTCAGCGCGTCGAAATGCGCTAACCGCTCTTTGTTAAGATATAAATTCATATGTTGCTCCTTTTTAATTTTTTGCAATAAAAAAGCACCGTCCCGCTTTGGGATAGTGCTTTTTCAAAATAACAGTGCTCTCAAACTCAAACAAATCATCGAATACCGACCGCAAGGCAAGCATATTTAAAAAACTCGCGTTCGTCGGGGTATTTGTCTATAAGGTCAATGAACTTATCGCACGTTTCGATTTCGTGTCCGATATTGTCCTTGCTAAAAGCAAGAAGCCCCATCATCACGATGACGTCAGCCGAATAGTTAGCGTCTTTTGCCTTTTTTACCATTTCGGTTGCCTTTTTCTTCTCGTTTTCGGTCATTCCCATTTTAGAACTCCTATCGTTCTGCAAACCTCTAAATAGTCAAGCAAGTATTGTTCATTTTTTGCAACAATAATCGACTTTACTCTCGGACTGATAAAACTGCCGTTATCCAAAATCAGCATATTATCAATCAATATTGCATTGCCACCGTCAAGCGTCTGCATGGGATTATACAAGCCCGCTTGTATTTCGCCCAACGTCTTATAGTACCGCGCCCACTGACTTTTTGTCAGCGTAACGTCCTTTGCCTTTACGACCGTAACGGGCGCCTTTGGAAGTTCAATGCGCTGTTCTTGCTCGAGTTGCTCAATCTTCTTATCAATGGCGTCGCGAGCCCCTTGCGGAAGCTCGCGCACCATGTTGCCGAATTTGTCTTGACTGTCGTATGCCTTTTTGCCCGTTCCGTTTCCGTCGGTAAACTTACCGTCATCCGCTCGCGGGTGTTTGCTTTCGTCAAACTGCATTTGTATTATACCTCGTTTATCCGTTTGTTGTCAAGCGTGTTTTCGTAATTGTTCTATCCGCTCGAAATATGACTTGACTTGCTCGTCGGTAATAAGCCGCTCGCCCACGTACTTCATATTTTCTATGCGATACATGTTCGACAGTCTGCACGAGGTTAAAATGCCGTTGGCGAAGATATTGAAATGCTTGTCGGTGATGACGTTGTAGAACTTGACTTCCTTTTCGATAATCTCTTCCGAAACGACCGTCGGGAATGAGTTGTCATCGGCGAACGTTGTCGTGCCGATAGGCGTTTCTTTTTCATTACCCGTGTAGGTGAACATTCCCGCTTCTTTGTTAAAGATACGGTGATAGCCTTTTTCACCACCAGCACCCACAAAACCAACTTCTGCACCATTAGAGAACTTGACGAGATTGTACTTCGGTGTCGTTCCCGCAATCTTTATCCATTTCGGTTTTGCGGTGTCGAAGCTACCCTTGTCGAAGTTCCAAACGAGCAACTCATCATCATAAGTAATATCCTCAATCGCTTTCGTCGAGCCATCTGCAAGAGTTATTTGTGTGCCCTCGATAAGACATGCAAAACCGACGGTTATCGTTCCATCACCCGTAACTTTGAACAGTACGAAATCACCCTCGGTACTTGAAACCGAAACACCACCTGTAACAACGGCGTCGTCCTGATACAATAGACCATTAAAACCTATGTACAAAAACCCAGAAGTGCATGTGACAGTTAAAGAGTTTTGGTGAGAAACTTCACCTAACAATGTACCAGACGTAGATGTTCCATCATAAATTTTTAATGAATTATTATTGTTACTTCCTGTAACTGTAACGTTATACGAGGCGCCTGCCTTACTCACTGTCACCGCATTGCTTGCTGCACTGTCTTTATACCCGCTTGCCTTTGTTTTAACGGTGATTGCGTGATTGCCGCTTGCAAGACTTTCCCAGCCCGAAAGCGTAGACACGTCGATTGTTTGCTTAGTTGGCGTTATCGTACCTTGCTTTGTCGTAATGGTATAAGTAACTGAACCACCCATCGCAAAAGCGTCGTTCATGTCAAGGACGAACGAGTTATCTGTAACGTCGCTCACCGTCACGCTACTCGCTTCTTCACTGCTCCCTACAACCGTATCAATGATGTATCCTTGTTTTAAAGATACCGTGACATTATAATCAGACGCACTCGAATCGTATAGCGTATCACTTTCATATGAGCTGCCCGAAGTTGTAAATTCATGACCGTTTGGTCCCGTAACAGAAACAACCCCGCTATCCCAAACCATATAAACCGTAGCACTAATCCGAACAAATTTTAACTCGTTCGTCGCGCCAACCTTTTCAAACTCCGCATACCCGCTTTCGTAGCGTACTGTTTTGAAATTTTTGCTTTGCGCAAGGTTATCGCACATAAGCGTTATCGTTTCGCACTCTTGCCGCGTATCTGCATGCCCGTCAAAAATAATACGGTCTTTTAAGATTTTTATATTCGTCATGATTTCGTCACCTCGCCTATTTTAGTTCCGTCCGCATAGACTTCAATCGTGCTTGCGTTGTCGTCTATCGACTCAATCTGAATCGTCGTTCCGCTTACAAGGCTGATTGTCGGCGTTGAAAGCGTCGGGATAGATACGCCCGCAATAGCGAACGTTACGTTGCCCGTCGCGTTGCTTAACGTAAGCGTGCCCGAGGACTTATTCCACGAACCCGTTGCACCCGTAACCGTTACCGTGTCGGGTAAGTTGTAGCCGTCGTTTGCCGTGTAAGTAAGCGTTACCGTTTCACCCTCGGCAATGTCGGTCGCGTTGCCACTTGCCGCCGTTACGTTCGTCAAGGTCGGCGTAATCGAATAACGCGCAACAACGACAAAGGATGCCGAGTTACTCGCGGCGCTGTCGACGAAGTTCGTTCCCGCCGCTTTTACGGTAATCGTATGCGTGCCCGCTGTCGTGATATAGGCTGACAAATCAACCGTCGTTGTCGTTACAGTGGCGACGAGCGTTTCGCCGTCATAGACCTTGTAAGAGGTCGCAAAGTTGCCGTTCGTTGCGGGGTTCGTAATCGTAAGCGTCGAATCGCTTAATGAAATTGTCGGTGCATTTAAAGTCGGCTGTTCGCTCGACACGTTGACCGTCACCGTGACTTCGGTCAAGACTTTGCCGCTGTCTGCGGTTATTTTCGTCGTGCCGTTAGAGGTAATCTCGACAGTCTTTGTTTGTTCTTCTTTCGCCGCTTCGAGCGTACCCGTTACACCGCCGATTGACACACCCGATTTGATATTGTCCGCGACGAGCGTCGAGGGTTTATTTATCGTGACTTGTGTCAGCACCTTACCGCTGTCGGGTGTTACGACTTGATTTCCACTCGCCATTGCAAGGTCAACGGTTTTCGTCTGTTCGGGCTTTGCCGTGTCGACGTTGACGACAACGCTCGCCTTTTCCGTTACGTCGTAAGTGCCGTTTGCGGTTATGTTTTGCGAGCCGCTCGGGATTATGTAGTTTGACGGAATCGCGTTCACCGTGACAGACAATAACCCGTCGTATTGCGAATCTGACGTAATCGTTTGTGCGCTTTTCGTCGGCGTGACCGTCTTTGTCTGCAAAGTCGGCTGAACGTTGACCGTGACTTCGCTGATTCCGCATTTGCCGTCATTAGGCGTTATTTTGCCGTTGCTCGTAACTTCGCGCTCTTCCAATACGGGAATGACATTTATATCTTCCGAACAGTATTTACCCGACGTTTTGAGTGTGACGCCGTTTGTATTTGTTAAATTTATATCCATATTTCACCTCATCACACGCAGAAGCCGAAGCAAACACCTTGTTCGTTGCCTGCAATTCGAGAATCGATTACGCCGTTTTCAAGAACAGTTCCAAAGTAGCGAGCATAACCAACATCTGGAGAACGAAGCCACCAGTTGTCAATAACGCCATTACCATTTGATAATTTTTTAATCCTATCAGCGTTAGTGTTTCGAGTTAACCAATATTCATATTGTGTTCCTTCGTTTACATAACCCTTGTCGGTTGTGCCATTAAGCTCAACATTTGCAAAAAGAAACAGCGAATCCGTTGAAACTGTAATAGCAGTAGATTTATTCCCATTTGTTGCTTTCTTACTAACAGGCTTAATTACTGAACGTAAGTCACTCGGCAACTGCGAAAGAAGCGTTACCATAGTAGAGGTTCTCATATGTGACGAATGCCAACCGCCGGTATTACTGCCGTCAAATTTCATATAATATTTTGTAGCAAGCAAGTTCTTCATACCGAAAGTTACGCCTGCCTTGCCGCTGCCGTTGGCTAAATCATCGTGATTGAATCCGAGTATCTGCAAAGTGACTTGCTCGCCAGTCGTGAGCGTTATGGTCTTTTCGTCACCGACGTTCCATTTTTTGCTTGCGGAACCGTCTAAACTTGCGGTGTTGATTTCTTCCCATGTACTTTCTTCAAGAGTTTTTTGAGCCGTCATGTCCTCATACGCGCCGTCGTACGTTGCAATCGTTCCTGTGACCTTTGCACCGTTAACGTAAGCCGTTTTGCCGCTTAAAATGTCGCTTGCAACGGCAGTCGCGTCCGACGTATCAACGCCCGTTGAAATAGTTTTTATCGCTCCCGCAAGGTTAAAACAGTTCTTATTCGGGGGAATCATACCGCCTTTTTCTTCGATCGCGGTATATGCGTTGCCGATATGTGTTTTTATAGAGTTGATTTTATCGGATATAGCCATATTACACCCCCGTTCCCTTATCAATCTGCGCGAGCGCCGTTTCTACCGTCCCGAGCGCTTCGGTCACTTTCGTGTCGGTGTATGTGTTGCACTCCGTTTTTGCGCTGTTTATAGCCTTAGTCGTGCCGTCTTGCGACATAACCGACGTCGTGCTCGAGCCCGTGCCTTGCACGACCGTTGTTTTCGAATCCGTAATCTTCTGCAAGATATCGGCGTAACTCACGCCCGCGTCCTCGAAAATATTCTTTGCGGCGTTCCACTTGACGAGGTGCACGTCCGTAAACGCCGAGCTGTCGGCTCTTACAGCCAAAGGCAAGCCCTCGCCCGTATTGAAAGTGAAGTGATTGTTTGCGTCGACAGTGCCCTCGCCGAATAACACGGTATCAGTTGCGGGATCGTACATTATGCCGTAAGTCGCGTTTGCGTTCTTATTGATAGCAAGTCCCGCTAAAACGGTTTGCAAGTTGACTTTCTGTCCGTTGACGACGATTACGGGTTCGTCGACGAATAATTGTTCGACGTGTTCGGTCGTGGTCGTCCCCGCGACGGTCAAATTACCTTGAACCGCAAGATCGCCGCTTATCGTGCCGCCCGTTTTAGCGAGTTTCTTTCCGATTTCCGTATTCGCGGCATTGATCTGATTTTGCCGTGTAGTCGCTTCGGCGTCTATGTTGTCTTGCAACGTAGCGTCGGAGTTTTCTCGATTTGAGATTTCGGAGTTAAGTGAGTTCTCAACACCCGAGATTTTGCCGGAAAGAGAAGTATCGGCGTTTAACCTATCCGTCGCCTCTTTACTTATGGCGGCTTCGTTCTCGTTTATAGCGCCGACTATCGTTTTCGCCGTGGTATTGAGCGCGGCGTCCGTTTTCAGCTGATAATTATCGAGTTCGGCTTCCAATACAGCCGTATCGACGTCGGTTACGACTACAACGCGTCCCGACGGGTAGTTCAATTCAACGTATGATTTCCAATCTTTATAGGCTTCGGTCGAGCAATAAATTTCGATAACGCCGTTGTTCGTTCCGAATGCTTGTACGTCAACCAACCAAGGGAACACAAGGCTTTCAAAGACAATCTTTTGTTTTGCGACGGAAGAAGTCATTTTGAAATTAAAAGCATTCTTCGCTATGTACTCGACGCCTTTAGGTATAATCAAAGTCGCGTCGGACATGTCGACGTCATTAAACGCTTTTTCGCCTATGCCGTAAAGAGTATCGGGCAATTCTATGTCGCCGTAGTTTACTATCGCCGCAGTACCGTCGTCACTGCTATAAGCTACGACCTTGTAATATTCCCCATTGATTATCGTATAAGGCGCAACTCTCAATTTACCGAACTTCGTGTCCGTTGCCGGCGTTCCACTATATCCCGATACATATACCTCGTGATCGTTATCAGCCAACACCGCGAACTCAAACCCCGCAGAGCTTGCCGTGTCGATAAGTACGCTCTCAATCGACGAAAGCGTTGAAATGATAGAGGCGTACGTAATCTGCTGATCGACCGTCGCAACGGGTAATTTTACGGGAACGCCCTTGCTGACGACGAATTCTGCCGCCGCTGTCGCGATAATTTCTTCGCCGAACTGCACGAAGAACTGCATTGTCACTTGCCCGACGAAAGACGTCACGTTAAGCGTCAGATCGTTCGTCCACACGTACACGGGCATATCGTCCACCGTCACGCCCTCGATCTTGCCTTGCGGTACCATTCGAGCAAGCGGTAAAACGTCACCCGTCGGGAGCCGATATTGCACGTTGACCTCGTACGGCGTTAATGCGCTTAAAGGCATGGCAAAATAAACGGTGTTCGCCTTGTTACTGCCTTGAAAAACCTTTTCGGGGACGACCTTTAAAGGGCTCCCCGAAGCGTCGAAAATGAAAAGCATTGATTTCTCCTTAATCGTAAATTTTGTGTTTAACGACGAAGCGCGGCAACTTGAATGTGTCGTCCGTTTCGCCCGAATGGTGTTTGTTTTGCCCGAGAATAAGCTTGTGCCCGTTCTGAACCATCTGCGTCGTTGTATTGCCGTTTTCGTCCGTTACGACTTCGGCTACCTCGTTCGATCCCGTAACGATCGCCCACGCTTCGCCCGAATACCCCGACAGATCTATCTCGTTCTCGTCATCGTCCACGAACAAAAGCCATGGATAATCTTCCTCTGTAAGATTGCCGACGACACGCTCAATGTAGAACGTTTTAAGATTTAGCGTGCCTTCCGTATACTTCGTCGCGCCGCTTACGTCCAATTGTTCAGCGAACAGAGGCAAACGCTTATTAAAGAAATACAGCTCAAACGTCGTTATCGGCGACGCGTTGACGAGCGAATAGTTTCGAGCTATCTCGGAGCCGATTATGATCGTATCGTCGTCGGTGACGAACGATAATTGATAGTTTATAGCGGGGATCTCGGCGCTATCTTTACGGTAACGCCATGGTCTGCTATTCGTTTGAATCGCCGAATTAAAATTCTTTTCGTTAGTTTCGGGCAGATCAAACGGGTTTACTCTCGGAGCTTCACCGGACACTTCAACGGGTTTTGTTTGCAACCAAAAATCGAGCTTTTTAAGCCTACCGTAATAATCGGTATAAGGTACATATTCGGCATAATAGGTCGTGATATCGCCTTTTACGACTTTGCTCGACTTCTGCCCCGCCGAATAGTTGTCGGCGAACGCGAAACGGAACGAAACCGTGTTACCGAAAGACGAAGAAACGAGCGGCAAGTTTAACGTCACCGAACCGCCGTGATATCTCGACACAACACCCGCACAAGTGAGCAAATCGGCAGAATTAGCCGACGGCAAGAAAAGTTTTTCGAGTTTTTCAGGACTAAACAACAGCGAATCGATAATCGAATCGCTTTTTACGTCCTCTTTGCACGTTATCATCGCGTACTCTTGCACGACGCTTTCACGGTTGTAGACAGCCCGCTCGCTGACTTGATACTGCCGATACTCCGACGATATGCCTATGTACTCGGATAGTCTGTTAAAGTCTCTTGAAAGCCCGATTGTGACCTTGAAATAAGTCGCATACATTTCCACACTGACCGCCGAAATATAGTTGTGTTCGTCGAATAACTGCCCCGCTTTCGGTATGTCCGTAAGCCACGTGAGTTTATATGTAAGAGTCCTTTCAACGTTGCCGAGTCTTGCGACGACGCCCTTAAGGTTCTCGCCGTAGTATTGCGTCTCAACACTGTTCGCGCCTTGATTGTATGCGAGTGTTCTCGGCTTGCTTCCGCTGATTACAAGCGACTTGTTCGTCCGCACGCGTGCCGTGTACGTCGGAATATACGAAATTCGGAACTTTATTTTTGGATAATTGCTCGCTTTATCAGAGCCTTTATTCATTTTGACGCCGCATGCACGCATTATGTTATAAATAGCGTACTGACTGAACACGGGACTTAAAGCGTTCTCATTCTTGAAGAAAAGCCCTTTTATGTTCTTCGAGTTACGCGTCCAATAAATCGCATAAGCCTTGCTCCCGTTGACGTCTGCGTCATAGGAAGAGAAATTGTTATAATCGGATTCTTCGTAAACGAACGACGTTATGTCTTGAAAATCGGAGTAAACGTCACCCGCGGCGTTAGTGGGGGCGGCACACTCGAGCTTCTCAATATCGGCAATCGGCAAGATCGTTTCTATAAGCCCAGTGCTTTCGTCGATTCGAATGTTCGTTTGCTCTGTCCTTAACGATTTCGCACCGTTGGTGTACGGCTCTATAACGACGCCCTGCGCGTAGTTAAGCCGATTCACGAGGTTGTCCGCCGTGCTGTCGAGTTCGGTGCAATAATCGTCGACGGACTGCGTTTGCGTGTCGCCTATGTATTGAGTTTTCGATATGCGCGACATTTCGGTGCCGCCATATTCGTCGAAATAAATCTTCCCGTTGTCAAGCCGCGGTTCGGCGTGGATATGCCCGCCGACTTGTTGCAGTTGCTCCCGAAGCGTGGACTTCGTCATCGAGAACTCGGGCGCGATCACTTTGTCATACTTCGCCGCTTGCGAGTTTGCGGTATAAGCGTTCACTTCGCCCGTGTTTGCGTTATACGTCACGCCGTTCATAGAAAAGCGCGGCGTTTCCGTTCCGAACAAAGGTTCGGCAAGCTCGCAACACCGCGTCACGACATCCGTTATCGTCCATTTCTTGAGCGTCGAACGGTTTGCAACGCCGTTTAATACAAAGGTAAACTTACCCCACGGACGCACAGGCGTGCTCCCGGGTATCTCTGCGTCTATGTTTATGAAATACGTTAAAGTGCATTCCGTCGCTAAATCTATCGTCACGGTTTGCGTAAGGTCTGTTATCGTTTGTTCGGCGGCGTTGCCGTTTTTTATAACGATTCTTGACGTATATTCAGCGGTTGAATATTGTCCCGTTGATACCACTTCGACACTTGTCGCTTGCGGATAACTGGACTTTATTTGATTGACGACGGGATCGCCGACCTCGGTGATCGATTTGACGGTAAAATTTTTCCAATAGTTCGGGTTTGCGTAAACGTATAAAGAGCCGTTATTTAAACACTTTCCGAAAAAACCCGTTTCGTTCCCCGTCGATTCTTCAAAATCTTCGATACGCGCGGGGTTATGCCCCCCGAACCGATTCAAAAGCGCGTTTCTGAACGTCAGCGTGTCGCAAATAAATGCTTCGAGGAACTTCGTTTCTTCGATGATATAAAGTTCGTGCGTGTCAAAACTACCACCGATCGGGTTGTTATAAACGGTATCCTTGGCAACGATGAAACGTTTGTCCGTGATTTGTATCAATCTCTTTTCTGAAATCGCTTGTCGCACGCCCGCAACCTCGGGTTGCTTCTCGGTTTGGTACGTGTCGGGCGAGTTTGTGATTGTAAGCTTAACGACCGACAACGGGCGAAAAACGCCGTCTTGCTTGCTTTTAGGTACGAATTTTAAGGTCAACGTCGCTTCGTCGAGCCGCTCGTCGAGCAGATTCGCCCACTTAAGCGGATAAATCGCATAATCCGTGAAATCCGTGAAATCCGTGAACTCGGTACCTTTGATTTTTACAGAATATCGATTCATAATTTCGTGCTCCTCGACTGATTCGTCCCCGTGCGGCGCAAGTTGCGCGAGATCGTTTCGTTTTCGACGTCGCGCTTTGCGTTATACGTGTCAATTCGCATAACGAGGTCAACGCCTTGCTTTGCGAGCCCGAGCACAACGCCGGCGAGAGCGCCCACGCCGCCGCCGACAAGCGCGCCCGCAAGAACCGTCTTGCCTATGTCGAACGCGCGTTGCCCGATCTGCATGTCGAAGTTGATTTTCTGCGCGTACTCTTTGGAACCCGTTAAGATCTCGACCTTGTTCACTTCGTGATTCACAACGGGAACGACGAACGATTCGACCGCCGTGACAGCCGCAAAAACCTTGCCGATATCCTTTGCGCGCTGTTGCTCGTCCTTTTTAATCGATTTCTTCGCCGCCGATTCAGTCGTATCGCCCGCAACGGGAGAGCGCGACGATTCGGTCGTGTCGTTCTTTAAAACGAATACATATTCGCGTTCAGCCATTTGTATCTCCCGTTCTCTTTCTCGTACAAATAAGCGTGTCGGCTAAGGTCGTTGTTATTCCGGCGCCCGCCTTGACGTTGTACCACTTACCCCATATAACCGAATACACCGTCACCATGTCATCTTCGCCGCCTTGAAACGTTACCGTCGTGTTCGCGTCGACCTCGTACTTGTAAAGCCCGTCGGCAAGCTCGGAACGGTCCTCGTCAAACTTCGTTTCGGTAAAAGCAATCTTCCCGCCGACGTTCAATATCCCCTCTGCCGCTTCCGACGTTTCGCCGAAGAATACGAAATAATTAAAGTACCGATTCGGCGTTGCGCTTTTGTTCACCACCGTGAGAATATGCGTCTTTAGTGCGCCGTTATATATCCAGTCCTCAACATGGTTATACAGCGCACCGATAAACGCGGGAACGCTTAACGAAATAAAGAGCGTAGACGCCGTCACAGTCGTTTTCGATACTTGTTCGCCCGAATAGACGTCGCCCTCGCAAACGGGCGTTCTACCCGCCGTAGACGCCGTATACGGAACCACTAACCCGTCGAGCGTGTATTGCTTGTTACGGCTGTTGAGCCCGTTCTGCACGATATTGAACTCGGCGTAAAGAGTGAACGATATGCGCTTGCCGATCTGCGGGCTGTACTCGAGCGTGCCCGTATTGACGAGCGACATTGACAGCGAGTAAGCGTATTGAGTTCCGTCGGCGTCTGCCATTGTCTCGACGACTTGTTGCGAAGCGACGCCGTTGAGAACGTCCGCGACTTGCGAGGTATAGAAGCTGTTCCCTTGATCGACGAGATCACCGTCGTAATCGTGCACTTCGTCCTCGGTGTCTTTGCACTTTATGAGAAAGTCGATTTTGACGGACATTGTGGCGAGGTCATAGCCCTCTTGCGTTGCCGTCGTATCGGAAGCCGTAACCGTCGCTATGCCGTTTATAACGCGTTTGCGCTGTTTGGCTTTCTGATACTTGCCCATGTGTGTATATAGTTTAAATTCAAGCGTGGACGCGTTATTGAGCCGCGTTTGAATGTTTTCGACTAATTGATTGAGTGTCAGCATAATTCACCTTTTTAGCGCTTATGCGCCCGTATCCGCTTCTTTCGCGCCGAAATAGCGGACTAATATCGTTTTTGCGAGTTCTATGCAGTCTTGCCACCACCCCTCGTTCGGGTTAGGCTTGCCGTGCCAGCGCGGCGAAACCCATGGCTCGTTCGTGTACGGCATATACGGTGCTATGTCTTGATCGATATAGATCCGTGCTTCGTCGGGACCAACCCACTCGACGCGCAAAGCGTTACGTGCGAGGTTCCATGTGTCCTTTGGCGCCCGCAAAAATATTTCTTGTCTGAACAGTTCGACGAATCGAACGAAATCCGTATGCGTCATACACCGTCATCTTCCAAATCGTTCTCGTTCTCGACTTCGAGAAGTCGCAAGACGATCTCGTCGTCTATGCAGTTCTTAAAGATTAAATGAACCGCCGAGTTATCCTCGTGCTTTTCGATTTCAGTTATCGCAAACAAAACGCCGTCTTGCAGTACAACGTAAGAGCCGACAACGAACGGCAACGCCGCGTTCGTGCTTATAGCCGTAACGCTCCCCTCGGTATAAAGATTCTGAATCGGCTGTTCAAACGTTTGTCGTTTCGGATCGAGTTTTTTATAGCGAAACTTCACGCCGTAATCGGACGTCAAAAGCGGCTTGCGCGCATAAAACGTCGCGGTCATGTATTGTTCTTTTTTTGGTTTAACAAAGTTAAGTAAGTCATTCATCTTTCTCTATCCTAAACGGCAACGCGCCACTGTATAACACGGAGTAACCGCAGAACTCGGGCAAGCGCCGTTCGAGTATCTCGCGCACGTCGTCTGACACGGCGTTCATACGCTCGTCACGGTTCGAAGAAAGCGACAGATCGCCGTTGACGCGCATATACAAGAACTGCTCCAAAAGTGCCGCCCGAATCATTTGACGCCCCGATTCGGAACGCGCGATCATGAGGTCTTGCGTTTCGTTTTGGCACGAAAACCCGTGAATAAAGTTATACACGTTTTTCGACACGCGGCGAAGTATCGCTTTGACGGCTATGAGGTTGCCGCTGTCGAGCGCTTCGGCGGACAGATCGATACCGTATTCGTCAAGCACCGCTTTCTCCGTCAGAACGTATCGGTTTTGCGTTTCGTCATACGTCATATAATCGTCGCTATACGGTTTTATAAGCATTTCCCTATGCTCCTTTAAAAAAGTGTTAAGGGCGGTTTTTACGCCGCCCTTTGTGTTGTGCTTCGGTTAGGACGCAACGGTAAGCTGTTTCGAGATTGCTTTGGTTGCGGTCGCCGTATCGGTTGCGGTGATATCGAACGTAGCGGCGGTGAACCCGTCAGCGGACATCGCAACGGTTGCGGTGCTTGCTCTCGGGAGCGTGAACGTGTAAGTGCCGTCGCCGTTGTTACCTACGGTAGCGTAAGCGCCGTCCTCTTCGCGGACTACAACCTCGGCGTTAGTGATAGCGGCATTGCCGGAAGCAGCCGACTTGAGCGTCAAGGTTACTGCGGTAACGAGTGCGGGCGAAACTACGCCGATTCTCTGAACGCCGGTAACGTCCGAACCGTTCTGATATGCGGCGATGATCGCTTCGAGGTCGTTCGGCGAGTTGATATCGAGGAACGAAGAACACGGGTTCGTGAAGTCTGCAAGGTCGGTTTCGCTTTCGACGACGATTCCGATAGCGGACGGACGAGTGCACTTGACACCCCAACCCCAATCGTTACGGACGATGAAGCCCATGGACGTGGTGGGCGCTTTGTCGACTTCAGTGTTTGCGGCGCTCTGACCGAATACGAAGCCCTCTGCGTTCGCGATATAGGCAACGATCTTGTTCCACTGCTCATACTGTGCGGACGTAAGATTGAGCGTCGCGGCGGCGGTGTCGAACATTTCGTCGGGAAGAACCTTTATGTAAACGCCGTTATACATACCCTCGATATACGAGCCGAGCAGTTTGTCACCGCTCTCGTTAAGTTTACCGGTGATCAATATCTTCTGACCGATATCCGAATTGATGATCGCGCCGTTATCGATCGTGAGAAGCGCGTTCCACAGCGTCCAACGCATAACGATGACGGACGACTGTTTGTCGTAGGATATGATACCCTCTTTGTACGAACCGCGAACGTTCGACAGCTTAGACACGAGATTGTTGAGCAGTTTCTGCAACGCGCCTTTCGTCGTGTCGCTCTTCTTGTACGCGATAATGTTCGAGTTACTCGTAGCGTAAGCGTGAGCAAGTCCCGCGCCGAGGTGCGTCGCCATAATGTCCGCGTCCTGCAAAAATCCGACGGTCTTAGGAATGTAAGACGTGTGTTTGCCGAGCAGATCGAGCGAACTGCCTATAAGACGCATGGTCGTTTTTGCGACTTGCGCGGCTTCGTCGTAGACCTGCAAGAACTTAACGTCGACCGCGTCGGTCTGAAGCGAGTAAGGCAAGTTCTTGTTGAACGGTTCGTTGTTGTTCGGCGTGCCGTTAGTAGAGCCGTCGGTCGGGCACATTTTAGAGCCGAGCGTACGTTTTCTGCGCGGGGGCATATACAGCAAGGGTACGCGAAGCATACCGACGTTGTCGCCCTCGGCGCCCGCAGACGTTACACCGAGTCCGTCGACGAACGCTCTTTCAAAAAGCGAAATCGCCATCCACTGACTCGAAAGACGTCTGTTTACAAGTACGTTTCCGACGAGGGGGTAATTGCCGCTCTGAGGCGTAACCTCGAACGGTGCGCGTGCGTTTGCGATAGACTGTAAATACAGTTCGCTATCGCTGAGTCCGGTTGAAATAACCATGTTTTCTGCCATTGTGTTTTACTCCTTTTATTTAGAAATTTTTCTCATATAACTCGCAATCTCTTGCGGAGTCATCTTTTTGTTTTCGGACTTCTGATCGCTGTCGATCGGCGAACTGCCGAGCCCGTAAATGTCTTTTGCCCGCTCTTCGAGGGCGTTTCTTTCGCCTTTGTCGGCTTGCAAGTTGAGCAGTAATCTTTCGATTCTGTCGAGCTGTGTTTCTTGAGGTTCGGACGGCTTGTCCTCGGGACGATCTTCTTCGGTTTCGGGATCTGAATCCGCAACCTCTTCGCCCTTACTATCCTCGTCGTCTTTGCGTTCCTCTTTGTCGCGCTTGTCCTCTGCTTTTTCTTCGGGCGTGTCGTCTTTCTCGCCGAGCTCTTTGACGTCGCCCTTGCCGTCCGCGTGCTCTGCGCCCTCTGCCTCGTGAATCTCGGCTTCGGCTGATTCGTCCGTCTTTTCGCCCGAATCTTCTTTCTGTGCGGCGACGCTTTCGTCAACGTGGTCTTTTATAGACTCTTGAAACGACTTCTTGTCATCTTCCGAAAGCGATTCGTACGCACGTTTGATTTCTTCAAGCGTGGACGGTTTTTCTTTTTTTCCAAAAAGTGCCATTGTGTTACTCCTTTATGTGATTTTTATTCGAGACGGATAATAAGCGCGGTCGTTGCCGTGGCAATAATCGATATACTCTTGCGTGAGCGCTTTGTACTCTTTTACGGCGCGCGTATACTCGTCTTTGTTGATACCTTTAAACTCAATCGCTTTGACCTTTAAATCGCGTATTCTGCGCTCATACTCGCGTTGTTTGAGCGTTATCTCGTATTCCTTTTTCTCGGTCGCTTCCGATTGCTTTGTAAATCGTAAATTGTCCTTGTACTCGACAAGGTAATGCCTACAATTAAAGCCGAGCAGACCGTTTCTATAGGTCTTCCCGGCTTTCGTCGTATATATCACGTCTGTAGCTTCTTCGAGCGGGACGTAACTCCGTCCGTCGGGCGCCGTTCCGCTTGTTCCGTCGAGCGAGTAAACCCGCCCTTGCCAACCCGAACAACGCTTCGAACAATCGGAGTGCGTCGAAGCAATAACGAGCTTTACGCCCGCCGCCTTGAACTCGTCTATCGATCGCATGTGATCGGCGTATCTGACTTCCATTTCCGCGCGATTGCGCAAGGTGTTTCGCCCCGTCGTGTCGTCGGGATCTCGAGCGGCTTCGGCTTCGAGTCTTTCAAACACGGGCTTGACTTTCTTTTCATAGCGTTCCGCATACTCTTTAAGCGGCACGCCGTATTCCTTTATCCCCGGCGCGTAAACCGTATCGCCGACGACGCTTATCTCGTGCCGCTTCAATACCTTGACCGCCGTTTCTCGCGGCATGTCCGTCGCCGCGGATCTGACCGCGTTCAATGCGACGGTAATTAAAAAGACGCTCCTCGGTATCGAGGAAAACGTCTTGTATTGATTGATATAGAACACAGAGAGCGAGCGTCGCGCCGCGTCTTTGAGCACGGGCAGTTTTATCCGCTCGGTCGACCGCTTTATTATCCCCCGAGCCTTTGCGTCGATAACGGCTTTCTGAGCGCCTTTGACGAACTCCGTTTTAAGAAGCAATCGCAGTTCGCTTTCGGCATCCGTTATTTCCCGCGCGTCGCTCGGAAGTTTATCCCTAACTATTTTCATCGCCGAAGTAATTCGAATCGTTGAACGCGCTCATTTGCGCCTTTGCGTCTTGCTCGATTTTAGCGAGCATTTCGTTCGTTTCTTCCGCGGACAAGTTGTTGATCTCTCTGACCGCTTTCTCTTTGGACGTAACGCCCGCTTGCAGATTCGCGCGAATGTTTTCGTCGCGGCTCAACGTGTTGCCGATATAATCGCTCAAACGAATTTTTACGACGTCGTTATACTCGACGCCCATGTCTTTGTAGAACTGATAAAGGACTTCGTTTATAACTCGGTTCAACACGGGCTCTATATTCGAGTGTATGCCCCGAACTGTGGCACGCGTCAGATTCTCCTCGCTCGTGACTTCTCGAGCCGTCTTGACCGAATTATCCGACAAGAACGGGAATATAGTCGACGGAGCAAAACCCACGTGCGCGACAAGCTGTTGCAGATATATCTCGAGCATGCCTTTGTACTTGTCCGATCTGATATCGAACTGCACCGACTGAGGTTTGAAATCTTGATCGTGTTCCGTCTGAATGTACACGAGCGTATCATCTTCGGTGTTCCAACGATCAGACCAGCCCGCTTTTTGCGCAGCCGAAGCGCTCACGCCCGCCGCGGTCAGATCGTTCATTATCGTGCGCAAAAACTTTTTCGGCACAAGAACCTTGCCCTTGCCAAGGATTACGTCGACAATGCTGCCGCTGAACACCATGTTGATCGCCCATATGATATCGAGCGCACCGTAAAGCAGCGGATCGCCGAGCGCTAACCCCGGGATTGCCGAGTTCGTGTTTGTCAACCGCAACGCCCACACGCCCAACCCGTCGCGGAACGGCAGAAGCATAGGCTTGTTAAGCGTTATGCCTTTTGCTTTTATAAGCGCTTGAACCGTTTCGTCAAGATATTTGACTTCGATACCCGTCGAGTATAACCGCGGAAGCACTTCGCTTGTCGCCGTTCCCGATTTCATATGAACTTTGTATTTCACATACGGCTTGCCGTTCTGATAATAACGCTCTTCGACGAGCCAATAAGACGCATTGACACCCGAGCCGTAATCTTGCTTCGACAAAAGCGTATTCATCAGCGTTATGCGAAAGACGTCGCCGTTCTCGTCGAACGTGGCATAAGCACGATCTACTCGCGTGGCAACGGGCACGCAACGCCCGCGGCGATCTTTGTTCAGCTTTATAAAACTCGTTCCCGCGTCGCACATATAACTTATTCCCGCTTCCAAGAATCCGTTAAAATTGACGCTGTCCGCCCAATAATCGGAAAGCACCTTGCAGTGCACGTCGCTACCGTCAAAGTACACCCTTTCGCCCTTTATGAGGTTTACAGCCGCCTTTTTAAGCGAGTGCCCGACTTCGAGATTCACGCCGCTGTTGAAATAGTTATCCGACACCGCTGTAGCCGCCGCTATGCACGGGCGCACAACCCGCGTCATATAGTTCAGATAATACGAGTCAAGCCCCGCGTAATAATCCGAAAAGTTTACGAAGTTCGTCAACGGCTGTCGCCATTCTTGATTTAAATACTCGTTTATCGCTTGTGGAGTTTCGAACATTTGTTCTCCTTATAAGAAATTGTAGTAATAGTCATACGTTGCGTACTTGTCGGCGTCGATCGTGTGATCGCTTTGCCCCTCGGGTATCTCGTTGTCCTCGTCGCGTGCGAACGATTCGTACTCGTTCACGCTGATCATGTTTTCGGAATTGTTGATTATCTTCAACTGCCCCGAACGATACGCGTTTATAAGCCGCGCTATATCGCGTTCAATGTCTTTGTCCGTTACCGCTACGGTGTGAAAGCCCGTAACCTTTTCAAACTCAAGCATAAGGTCTTGAGTGAGCGCCGCACCGTCAAAGCACCAACGTTCACGCTCGGACGTCGGAATAATGATTCCGTATTCCGATTGCTTGCGTCTGAACTCTTTGTACCAATCGTACATTAAAACCGCCTGATCGGTGTGTGAAATACCTTTCAACCCGACTCGGCGGCGCTCTTCTTTGATATTCAGATAGAAAGTCGATAGTTTGTAGAGTTGCCCGTTAGGATATAACGCCCATGCGCTTATAGCCGTAGCGTCGCTTTTCAAACCGCTGTCAACGCCGTAAAACATTGCTTGCGGCTGAAAAAATATATTGCGGACGAGTTGGCGCTGGATCTCTGCAAGTTCGACGACGTGCTTATTACGATCGAACGACCATATAACAAGCCCCTCGAGCGATACAATCTCGCCGCCGTACCAATAAGCGTAATGGAGCGGATCGTCGCGCTTCATCTGCAATATGTCGTCGATGATAACGGGATCGAGAAGCGACGCTATGTCTTGCCATGTCGAATGGATTACCTTTGCACCGCTTGACGCTTTTTTCGGATAGTATTGATTTGCCCACGCGTTCAGCGACGGCGGCGGGTTGTATGAATAAACAATCTTTCCCGTTTCGTCCATAAAACGCAAAGCAGTAGACTTTAACGCTGTAACGTAGTCGGGCTTGTCGGGTTCGTTCGCTTCTTCGAGCATAACTTTTTTGAGCCGACCGCTCGGTGGAAACTTACCTTTCGTTCGGTTGATATCTTTGTTTATCCCGAAGAACTGCATTGTGTTGCCCGTGGCATTACAAGTGATTTGAAACGGACTGTAAGACACTTTGAAATCCGTCTTGCTCGAGTTCGACAACGTAAAGCCGAGCGAATATAACGTCTCTTGCATTGACGCAAATATCGACGTACGAATCGTACTGTCCTCACTCCGGCAATACCACATATCGCCTTTATCGCCGAAGAACAGCGGAACGCTCGATAACTCGTCGTTTTTCGTTTTGCCCGATATTCTTCCACCCTTTAACACGATTTCCTTTATGCCGAGTTCGCTCTCGCTGATACCGCCTGAACCTAAGATAAGCCGTCGCCTTAATTCTTCTTTGTAAGCCGGCGTAAAACGCTTTTGCTCTTCAGGTGTCCAATTCGGAAGAAATAACGGCTGATATATCTCGGGAATAGTTTTATTTATCGCCATCGTTCTTTATTGCCGTGTCCTTAAACTCAAATACAACGTGGACGTTGCTATCAGCCGCTGTGTCTTGCTCTACGGCTTCTTGCGACTGCTTGTAATCTCTTTGCCCGAGGATTTGTTTACCGAGCCAAATAGCCATCGGCGCGCTTTCTTTTGCGAGGTTCATCTGATACCGTCGCAATGCTATTTTGCCCCGCCCTATATATTTTTTATAGGACTCCGCAAAACCCACCCCATATTCGCGCTTGCACCAACGCTCCAAAGTGTCAACGGAACAGTCGAACCAATCCGCGATTTCTTCTTGTGTACAAAGCAATCCGCACAATTTTTCAAATTCAGTTTTGTCTATTTCCTTTCGCGGTCTTGCCATTGTTTCACCTGTTAGTTTTGCGGTTTTATAATGCCCTTAACTCTTCGTCTGTTTTATCCCAAATCTCAAGCCGTTCTTGAAGCGTTTGAGCGTGGTCTTGCATTTGCGCAAGTTGTCTTTTTAACAACCCTTTCATCGCATTTGAAATGTCTTTTTTTTCGATAATTGCACTACCGAAAAGAAATGCCGACAACTTTACTATCTTCTGATTGAGTTCGTCAAGTTCAAATTGAACACGTTCCTTTGCTGTAAGTTCTTTTTCCATTTTATCACTCCGTTTTTAGGCATAAAAAAAGCACCGTCCTTTCGGATAGTGCTTCAGTATTGAATTGTTTGTCGGTTTAGTAACAAAGAAGATAGACCGCAGAATCTACACTTGTGTTGTGATCATACAAATCTCTAATACCGTCCATAGATTTTGCATAATCAAGCCCCTCGTAAGCGTATTTGACGTCGGGTTCACGTTTTGCACATTCGTAACAAGCCTTTTCAAAATCTTCGTAACTTGTATTTGATTTGTTCATCTCTTTATAATTCATTTCTCTATTTCCTCATCTCGCGCCTTTTGCGCCTCGTCATAACTTGAACTTGCTTTTATGGCATTAAAGAAATCCTCTTTCGTCGCATACGCAGTTTTCTTGCCCGTGTACTTATAGAAAATAACGGGCTCCTCTTCGTATTCCTCTCTCCAATCGGTCGGAGCGTATTCTTTATCGAACGGCGTCCAACTTACGGGCTCGAAACCATTTTTTGTATAGAAATAGAAGAGCTTACTGAAAGCGTCAAGCTTTTTGCCACCGTTCTCAACCGCCATTTTAAGCAAGTCGCTTCCGCTCACATTGTCGCCGGGTTTCTTACACACGCCGACAATATCGCCGTCGGGTGTTACTGCGACAGTGCTACCGCCTTGAGTGACATGCATTACCGCGCCCGGGTGTTCTTGTTCGAACTCTTCGGCTGACGGTGAACTCACACGCCATGAATCTTGCGGACGCTCTTTCGCGACCGTCGCTTTTGCGTCTGTCAGAGCGTCGACGAACTCGGGCGTCTTTGCGCCGCCAAACTTCGGTTTCGCAGTCGTTGAGCTTATCTCGGCAACTCGCTCCTTTGCGCCTTGCGGCATGTTGCGAATCATATTGCCGAATGTATCGCGACTATCGTATGCCTCTTTAGTTGTTCCGTTCCCGTCGGTGAATTTACCGTCTTTATCTCTCGGGTGTTTGCTCTCGTCGAATTGCACTTGTATTATACCTCAGTGTAAAAACATTGTCAACCCTTTCCAAAGCAAAAGCCGCCGACGAATTTAATCGTCAAGCGGCTTGCCCCGTAAGGAAAGAAGAAAATGAAAAACTTTGACGATAGCATTATAGCACATAAAATACTATCATTACTATCATCTTTCCATTTTTACCAATTTTTGACGATTTTTTCTTTAGCGTTGTCAAGCCAACGGTAGACCGTGGGTTCACTGAGATATTTATCACGCGCTATCTTTCTAAACGACATGCCGAGTATGTAGTGCGACACGATTATGTCCCGCTCCTCGTCGTTGAGATATAAGTTCATCACTTCCGTGAGTCTGTCCTCGATTCGGTAGTAGATCTCGCATTCTTTCGCTAATCGTTCGCGAGCGTCATAAAGCCGTAGAGCCGCTTTCTCGACTTTGCTGTTCGGTAATCCGCCGCGTACGTGTTCGCCGCTTAAAGCCGAACTGACGGCGCCTGCGTCTATTTCTAAACGCTTTACGTAAGCACATAAACGCTCGAGCCGCGAACTGCCCGCCCGTAGCGTCTTTAAAAAAGCGTTCAGATCTTCGATCGTAAATTCTTTTGACATTTCTTTTCTCTCCTTAACTCGCGTTCGAAAAGTTTCAGTTTTTCGCATTTGTCACCGTTGCATTTCTTGCTATCGCAGTTCAGACAGAATGCGATCGCTCTTGCGTCCTCGTGCGGTATGTATTCCATTTGGCTCACATAACTCTTCATTTTCTCTTTACTCTCTCTAACGTTTCGATATACCTTGCGCACGGCTCCGCTCCGATCGACTTAAGTTTCTTGTTCGGGTTCAGAAAGTCGCCGCATATTATGTTGTTCTTAAGGATTCCGCCCGCTAATATGACCGTAAGCCCGCTTGCGTTCGGAAACCGCTCCGTGAATTGCCTTAAAAGCCGCGCCCGGCACTCGTGGCAATTGTCATCTTGTATGTCTACCCCGACAACGCTCGCAAGTGCCTTTAAGCCGTCTTTCTCGTTTCGGCACCGTTGATATTTCCGTTCGAGTATCTCGACGATAAAATTCCCCGTGCCGCATGCGGGTTCGAGAAACGTGCTTTCTATGTTCTCCCACACCTCGGACGGTATAAGGTCACACATTGCTTTGACCTCTCGCTCCGCCGTAAACACTTCCGCATGCTCCCGAACCCGTGCCTTGCTCTTAATCTGCTCGTTCATCTTTGTACTTCAAGCCCTCGAAGTAATTGAGTATCCCGTTGACGCAGTTCTCGCGGTCGGGCTCGTCGCCCTCTTTGAAATTCTCGTTGCACCGCTCAAAAAACGCGCACACCTTGCATATATCTTCCGAACTGTCGCATATGTATTCAGCCATGCGCCGTTTAGTCGATTTTTGTTTGTCGTTCATTTCTCACCTCTTAAGCGTCTTGCATTATAGGCGCGGGGGAGCCTTGTCTATAAACGACAATTTTGATTTCGGGAGCTCTGCGTTTTATTTCCTTTATGTCCTTGTCTTTAAGGCTCCCATCTTCCACAAACATAAATCTTTCGATTGCCTTATCTTTTATCCCCGCTATAAGGATATTCTTTGCGTTGCTGATCTGCTCTCTGCTTACTTCGATTCCGACACTTTTGAAAATGTCTATTACTATGCTTTGATATGTTGTCATTGTTTCTCACCTCTTAATTTTTTAATTTCGCCCCTCAACCTTTCGATTTCGGCATTTGCTTCATAAATGCGTTCTTTCGCATGTAGCGCAAAATCGGAAACGTCTAACAGTTGTCTAAAAGCCACATACGCATCCGTTGTCCGCGCGCTTGTGTCAAATAATGCTCTTGCTGTCTTCATGAGTTCGTAATTTTCGATTTCAATGTGTGCGCCTTTTCCTATAAGTTCTTCGACATGCTTTTCAATCGCTTCACGCTCTTCAATCGACACAATCACCGAGCCAATCGGTACTTTGCGATAACCTGCATTGTAAAGGGCTTCGGCTATTTCTTGACGTTGTTCGCCGTATAAGTGTTGCCCCGCAGGATTGCCGTCATAAGCAACAATTTTTTGCGGGACTGTCAACATCATTTCTTCAATCTGCTTTTCTTTATCGCTCATTCTTCCACCTCGTCGAGATCTATATCGTCGCCCATATTGTACGGACAAACGCCGTCATCTTTTCCCGCGGCGTCGACCGCCACGCCCAAGTTATACACGGCGCAGTCCTTAACCGCCGCGTGGTCTTTGAACTTCTTGCACCCGAAGCAGTTCAGAATCCGAAGCTTCTCGAAGCACGGCGCTATATCTTCCGAAGCGCAATGCGATATAGCTGCCGCAAACGGAGCGTAACGCCCGACAATCTTCACCGCGTTGCATTGCGTGGTCCGCAAAAGTTTGCGCTTGTATGCCTCGCCTAACCGTCCGTAAACGCTGATCGAAAACTCTTCGAGCTTCTTCATCGCCGTGTTAAGCGCTTTCCGTTCCGTTTCCGTCGGAGCGCTCGATTGAAGCATATCTTCGATTGCAGTTTGACAGCACGTGATTTTTAAATGGTTCTCTCGATCTGTTGCGTTAAAATATTCTTTCATATCTCTCTCCCGTATTTCTGATGATACCTTTGCCGAGTGCGATAGCACGACCGCGTCATACTGCTCAATATTGTGTCTAAATGTCGTAGTTCTCTTACGCGTTCCCGGTGTTCGTTATACTCTTTATACTCGGCGCATACCGAGTGACAGCCGACCTCTCGGCGTTCGCAATCTTTACACGGCGCATTCATACTTTACCGCCCCCTTTGATATAAGATTCTCAACCCGCGGCAACCACTGCTCGTTCACGAACGACATTACCTCGTCGGCGGGCTTACTGTCGTGATCGCCGTAACATTGCAACAACTTTCCGCTCTTCGGGTTTATCTCTGCCGTTACGTACGGCACCGTCGGCTTATCCGACAAACGGATAAAAAATATCAGCGTCTTGCCTTTACTCATCTTCTGATCGTAACCCATTCGTCCGACGCAGTGGTGAAGCAGATCGCCCTCTCTTACAAGATCCGTCGGCTTTTGCGCTATAAACACCGAATAGCTTTCACCGATACACTCAAACGGCTTATACGCCGCACTCACAGCCGCAAACGCTCCGACAAGTTCCGCTCGCTTCTCTTCGTCTATCTTCGCAAGCAAACTGTTATACTCGTCGATCCGCACGTCGTGCCAATACTTAAAATCATGCGGCATATAATTTTTCGGTTCAGTCAGATCGAGATTCAGCGCGATCGCCGCTTTCATGTAGTCGATATAATTCTCCGTTCCGGCTTCCTCGATATAACCGAGCAACCGCCGCGAATCTTTTTCTGGCAAACTTTTCAATAACGAAACGATCCTTTTTTCGGTCGCTCCGCCGTATCTGAAACGTTTCTTCGTCTGCTCGAGTTTGTGTTCGTAATCAAACGTCGTTTTATGCTTGTATGCGCTTACGATCACTTCTACCGAAAAATTATGCCGTCGCAGTTCTTCCCGGTTCGAACTCGAAGCAAGAAACCGCGCAAACGCTTTATCTTTCTCGACCGCTTTTACAAGGCGCTTCTTGACGGCATAGCGGCAAGTACACATTTTCGCCAACAGTTCGATCTTCGGGTTTGCCTTGTACGCTCTCAGATACTCGAGAACGTCCACCGTTCCGTCGTAAGCGCAATACTTAAATTCCGTATCGTCTAAAAATTCGGGGTTCAGAACGTCGTTCTCGTAACAATGGAAGTTGCCTTTCATATTAACCCAAATCGCCGACTCGTAATCGTTTATAACCATTCCGCCCGGGTTCTGCGAATGATAGGTCTGATCGCCCCAAAATATTTGATAACCGCTGTAATAGTTGCAAAACAGATCGCGCATATACGTTTTGCCGCTTAAGGTAACGACGGCAACCTTTTTCAGATATATGGTCGGCAGGTCAATTATCGATTTACGCGAATTTTTTACCACGACCGAAGCAATGCTCAATTCGCCGTCGGTGTACTCATAATACGAATACCACCGCGTTCGGTTTATCTCATACTCGCCCCGCTCGGCTTCTATATCCGTAATCTTCGATATTACCTTGTCGGGGATCTTCTCTCTTATCATTTCACACCCCCGAACAATGAATCGAATAACGATATTTGACCGCTTACGGGCTTATCCTCGGGCTTTTTTGTTTTCTCCGTCCGAATGCTCGACTTCTCTTCTTTTTTCGCCTTGACGGGCGTTTTAGCGGCTTCCGTCGCTTTTATAACCTTTGCCGGTTCTTTCGCCGCCGTCGGTTCTTTGATATCTTCCTCTTCGAAATAGTGGATCGCCCAACCGAACACCGTCCGATCTTCGACGCAAGCGCAACCGTTTACCGCAAGCTTCTGCGCTTCACCACGGGCATAAGCGAAAAAGCCTTTCAACGTTTTATTCCCGTCGTTTATTTTTTCCGCAAGCACGTCGCTTGCATTCGCTTCTAAATAATCGAGCACTCTCTGCTCGTTGGCGTTCTCTGCCTTAAGATTCAATTTCATTTCCTTTCTCCTCGTGAAGTATCGCGTGTATCTCTTCCACGCGGTTATACGTGTCGAACGCCGTATGTCCGTTACGCTTGCCGTTCCATGCGTTCACGCAGTCCTTGACGAGCCGCTGAACGATCGCGTTCGCTCTGCTCATCTGATCGATTGTCAAAGTTTCCCATTTTTTCATTTTCTTTCATATCTCCCAATAGGCGGTCAGTTCGCACCGCCGTTTTACCTCGGTTAAGCTCGTCGCCGACAAAAGCCATATCCGCGGGCTTTCGTTCGGTTTGTACCACGCCCACCACTTGCCGTGGATCCGTTTCACCCAAAACGTACCGTCGCGCCCTACCGCTTTACGATATGCCCCGTCTTTTTCCCAGTCCATAACTCACTCCTTTGGCTCGTACCCGACTACCACCTCGTCGTAAGGTATGCAGAAGAACATTACCCCGCCGTACTCGCTGACGTATGTAGCGTCGTATCTTCTGCCGCTTTCGGTTATAGCGGTGTAATCGCCCGCCAAGCCTTTGCTTTTGATCTCTTCAAGCGTCAACATTGTTCACCTCTTTCAAAAAACGCCTTGAACGAACTCGAGTTATATTGTCCGTCCGTAATTTCGATTATCTCTTTTAACGTGTATTTATCTTTTAACTTTCCGAGCGATTTGACAAAGCTCTCAGAACCTTGTCTGCACGCCCCCGTGATTATGCGATACATAGTCACCGCTTCGTCGGGAGTAAATTCTTTATCGAGCGATATGCCGCGATACTGTTCGGCTCCGCGTGCTTTTGCGTGCTTAAATTCGAGGTCCTGTATGCCCTCTTTAAGGCTCTTGCAATGCGCATAGACTTTCCCGTCGAATATAACGTTTTTGCCTTTGATCTTGCCAACATAGAAGATATAATCGTTGATTTTCTTCTTTCGCTTGACGTGCGTCAGTATACCGTCGGCGTAAAGCCATTTACCCGGTCGCTCCATGCCGTCAACAAGCCTTAATACTTTCTTCTCTGCCGCAACTTTATTCTTTATCTGCGTGCCGCTAAGGTCGAGCGAACCGCCGACTGTCAGATTATCGGGTAACTCCGTTATC